TTGAGTAAAAACATGAGTCAAATCGAAATGAAAGAGTTAAAGGATTGGTTAAACGATCCAACAGCGTTAAAATTTAAAACAATTTTAACAAATTCACGCGCTAAATTGCTAGATAGCATGTCGCATAATTATATTGGGCAGCAAAACACTTTTAACAAAGACCTTATATTAAGTGCTCTAGGTGGCTGCGAAGCATTAGAAAAAGTTTCTAATTATCTCGGCACAAAAGACGAGAACGCAATAGCGGAATTGCTGAATTTATTTCATGGAGGTTTGAGTGAGTAAAGAAATTAAAAATACTTCTGGTTGGAAATCTTTAGAATATAGAATTTTGATTTTACCCGATGCGGTAGAAGAAAAAACAAAGGGCGGGATTATTACGCCAACTAAAGCATTAGAAGACCAACAACAAGCCAAAACAATTGCCACCATTATTGATTTTGGTGCAAAAGCTTTTGACGATAACACTTGGAAAGAAAAACCAAGTGTTGGTGATAAGATTATTATTCCTACTTATTGCGGCTATAGAATATCTAAAGACCAAACAAAAGACGGAAAGGAATATCGCTCTATTTTAGACAGAGACATTTTAGCAATGCAAATAAATGAGGAAATATGCCAGTAATTGACCAATCAACAACAATAGATGACTCTAAGCTTTTTGGATTAAAAGAAGCTCCTGCCAATCCTATTTTTGAGGATATGGAAGAGTCAGAATCGGAAAGTCCTGAAATAGAGCAGCCAGTCCAACAAAACCAATTTGTTGACAGAAACACAGAGGAAAAAGTTTTTTATGCTTCCCTGTCTGATACTGAAAAGGACGCTTGGGATAGAGGTTGGAGAACTGGCAAATTCTTTAAAGGAAAGTTTAAAGATGGCACGCCTAAGCCTCATAAAACAGCAGAAGAGTTTTTATCTATTCAAGAAAGAGAAACTCCTATTCTGAATGAAAGAAATAGAAAACTAACTTCTGAAAAAACCGCTCTTGAAAAGCAAATGGCAGAACTTCGCAAACAAATGGACGTTATGTTAAATGTCCAAAAAATTGCTTACGAAGAAAAGACTCAAAATAAGTTTCAATCTTTAGAAGAAGCCGAAGAACAAGCTATTTTGGAGGGAGACGTTTCCAAAGTAAGAGCTATTCAAAAACAACGTTTAGAATTTGAGAAAAATAAAATTTCTTTTGAAGAGCCTGAAGTTGAACAGCCTAGAAACCAAATTAGTCGTGATGATAAATCTTTAATTGATAGCTGGACTGCGGATAACACTTGGTTTCATGAAGACAAAGTGATGCAAGCTTCGGCTACAGCATATTTTGGCACTTTATCTGAGAGAATCCCTCTAGAGGAAAGGTTAGAATTGGTAAGCGATGAAATCAAAAGTCGTTTTAGTGATAAATTAGGCTTTTCTAAAGCTCCTAGAGTTGAATCAGGAGTAAGAGGAATGCAAAACACTAAAAAACAGCATTCTTATAACGATTTACCTGCGGACGTTAAAAAAGGCTGCGAGTTTTTTGCTAAAAGATACAACTTCGACAAAGAAAAAATCGCCAAAATGCAACAAACAGCCGTTAAAGATTATTTTAAATAAAAATTGAGGTAAAAAAACATGAAAGAAGCAAATAGAAATCCAAAAACACATTCTCTTGAAAGATTAGATATTGAAGATTCAAGAGCGGCAAGACCTACTAACAGAGACGTTGAAGTAGTAAAATTGCCAGATGGAAGAGAATTTATTAGAACTCCTCGCACCTCTTTAAAAAGAAGCGGTGCAGTTTCTGACCTGCCTAAAAAAGTAGGCTTTAAACGCAGATGGGTTTCTTCTAACATTCCAAATCGCATTCAAAATTTGATCGATTTGGGATACAGACCAGCTACCGATGAAAACGGCATTGAAATTGCTCCAATAAGAGGTGGTACAAACAAACAAGGCGAAACATTTATGAGATACGCTTTGGAAATTTCTGAGGAAATGGATGCTAAAATTGAGAGAGACAATAAACAAAGAATAGAAGACCAAAACAATGAAACATTAGAAAAAATGAGAAATGTCGATTTGGGAAGCGGTTCTTCAACTTATGTGAAACAAGATTCACAAAAATTCATAACAAGACAAAATTAAAATTAAACTATGGCTAACGCTAATACTCCTGCTGGCTTAACGCCGCTTAAGAACTCTCCTTTTGTGGAGATTCCTAAAAACTCTTACTACATTCCTGCAAGCTATGCAACTGCATTGTTTATCGGCGATCCTGTGGTAAAAACTGGCACTTCTAACACTGCTAACGTTCTTACAAGTGGCAAGTTATATCCTGCTGGTTCTCTTCCTGAAATCAATAAAGCAACTGCTGGCGATGCTAACGCTATCACTGGTGTTATTATTGGTTTTGAAGCTATCCCAAGCAATTTAACTTTAAGCTATAACACAGCTTCAACTGAAAGAGTTGCTATTGTTGCTGACAACCCGCATCAAGAATTTTTGGTTCAAGAAGAATCTGCTGGAACTCCTTTGGCTGTTACTTCTGTTGGCTTAAACGCTAACGTGGTTTATGCTGAATCTGGTTCAACTGCAACTGGTTTATCTGGTGCTGAATTAGATACATCTACTCCAGCAACTGACGCAACTTACCAATTAAAAATCAAACGTCTTCTTGACGCTCCTGAAAATGCTATTGGTCAGCATGCTAAATGGGTTGTTAGTATTAACAATCATACAGAAGCCAACGGTAAAGCTGGTATCTAATTATTAACTAAAAAATTTATTTAAAAATGTCTATTATTGTAACAGGAACTATTCCTACTTCATTAAAACCCGGTATTACTACTTACTGGGGTTCTTACACAGAAGACGATCTTTTAGCCGCTAAATTGGTTAAAATGTCAACTACTGACGAGCAATTCGACAGAGACGTATTGGTAAGCCCTTTTGGTCTTTTCAATACTAAAAACGAAGGCGCTGGCGTTTCTTATGATTCAATGACTCAAGGATACGTTTCAACCTACAATCAAAGAACTCGCGCTTTGGGTTTCCAAGTTTCTTGGGAAGCTCGTACGTTTAGTAAGTATCTTGATGTTGTTGCTAAAGGTAACGAATATCTTTCTTCTTCTCTTCGTGAGACTAAAGAAGTTGACGTTGCTAACCTTTTTAACAATGGCTTTGATTCAAACTACACTTTTGGCGATGGAAAGAAATTCTTTGCTACCGATCACCCAAGCCGTGCTGGTACTTTCTCTAACACTCTAGCAACTCCACAAGATCTTTGCGAAGAAGCTTTAGAAGAACTATGCACTCAAATCAAAGAAACAAACAACGACAGAGGAATCAAAGCAAGAATTAAACCAATTCTTCTTCAAGTTCCTCCTGCTTTGATGTTTGAAGCTACTCGTATTCTAGAGTCTCAACTTCGTGTTAATACCGCAAATAACGATATTAATGCTATAAAGTACATGGGATTGTTCTCTGAAGGCGTTGTTGTAAATCCTCATTTAACTTCAGATGATGCTTACTACATCAAAACCGATGCTCCTGAAGGTGCTAAAATGATTACCGCTGTTCAAGGCGAATTTAGCAACGATAGCTCTTTTGAGTCTGCTGATCAGAAATACAAAATGATGACCTCTTACGCTGTCGGCGTAACTGATCCTCGTGGTTACTTCGCTTCTGAAGGCGTTTAATTCCTTTAACTGTTGTCCTATTGGGTAAAAGGGGGTGAAATTCCCCCTACAACTAAATTTATACATATTATGCCAACTACAAATTTTACAAAAGGCGTTACTAACATTACCGCTCAAAACATTTTGGGACAAATGATCCAATTGGATCCAACCCAAATGCACACTTATTTTAATGATTTTGACGCTTACGCTGCGGCAGATTGGACAGTTACCGAAACTCAAGCTGGTGCAACTCAAGCACTAGCTAACGTTGATGGTGGCGTGCTTTTGCTTACTAACTCAGCAGCAGACAATGATTTAAATGCTTTGCAAAAAGTTGGTGAATCATTTAAGTTCGAAGCGGGTAAAAAACTATTTTTTAAAGCTAGATTTGCCGTTTCTGACGCAACTGAATCTGATTTTGTTATTGGTCTTCAAATTACCGATACAACTCCATTGGCTGTAACTGATGGCGTTTATTTCAGAAAAGACGATGGCGATGCTAACTTAGATTTCGTTGTTGTAAAAGATTCAACTGCATCAACTGCGACCGCGATTGCTAATGTTGTAGCTGCAACTTACATTACCGTAGGTTTCTATTACAATGGCGTTGATGAGGTGGTTTATGCTGCTTCAACTAATAGCTTAAATCCAACTGTTTTAGGCAAATTAGCAACTACTAATCTTCCTAATGACGAAGAATTAACTATTTCTTTTGGTATTCAAAACGGCGAAGCAGTAGCTAAAACTTTGTCTGTTGATTACGTTTTTGCAGCTAAAGAAAGATAAACTAGGAGCAATTATGCGTAGAATAGAAATAAACATGGATTTAGCCGATGTTGATGATGATGGAGTTTTTCAGAATCAAACATTAGGCGGCGCTGGCGATTTTACTCTTAACGGAGCTGAAGTTGTTAGTGGCGAATGGGTTACACCAGACTTATTTGCTAAAAAAATTGGTTTTGCTTCAACTGGAAATATTTCAGGAGTGAATTTTATTGTTTCTGGCTATCAAGACAAAAACAAAACAATTGCTATTTCTGAAACTATTGCTGGTCCTAACAATAACACTGTAGAAACAACAAATTATTTTTATTCAATTCAAAGTATTTCTACAAGTGGAGCTGTTGGCACCAACACTAAAGCTGGTCCAGTTGACGAAGCTATTTCTCAAATAATTCCTATTAAAAGAAGTTATTCTGACAGAAGTGAAAGACAAGTTGACTTGACTTTTATTGTTACTGGAACAATTAATTATACTATTCAGCAAACTAATGATGATATTCAAAGTTTAAATGATAGAGTGTTTAATTGGTTAAATCAGGATGACCCAGCTTTAATTGGCGCTACTGTTTCTAAAAATGGAAATTATTTTGCAATTCCACAAGCAATGAGAGTTAAAATTAATTCTTATTCTTCTGGTGCAGAATTGTTAATTCAGGTAAATTAGATGGATTACAGAGTCATTTGCGATAGAACTGGTTTTAAAAAATGGCGATCAGAATGCCGTCTCGAATGGGACGGCAAACTGGTTTGGAGTAAAGTTTGGAGAAGAAGGCAGCCACAAGACACCCCAATTGTTTATCCAACTCCTCAAGCAATACCTGACGCTAGACCAGAAACAACAGATACTTTTATTGAAGTGCCAGTGCCTAATTATGATTAAAAAGACTATATGAAAAAACTTGATTTTGTTAGATCAACAAAAAAGTACATGAGCGGAATTATTTTTCAAATTAAAAGAATTGGAGACAAAAGAGTTTCTTTAGAAATTGTAAAACCTTTGCCAAATAAAGATGGCTTTGTAACTAGATATTTTAAAACTGGAAGAACTGAAAGTATTTCTATTTTTAAATATAGAACTATGACTAGAGATTTTTTTAACAAATCATTTAAGGAGACTAGAAAAATATGAAAAAATGCGGAACTAAAAAAGGCGGCAAGAAAAAATAATTCTTGCTATCTAAAAAATAATAGTAATAGTTATTTTGTTACTTCTTTCATCCTTTTGGGATAAAGAAATTGGGGCTAGTAGTTGTCCACCTTCGAAAGTTTCAGCTACTAGCTTTTCTTAAGTAATATTTGAGTAAATGATGATTGATAATAGAAGAAACTCAAATAGACATGGTCGAGCCATTAACAATTTCAGATGAAAATTTAATAGAAAAAGTTAAAGATAGCAATTGCTTCAATTTGCCTGTAATGGCAACCAAATATAATAAAGATGTTTCGGTTTTATCTAATATACAGAAAATAGAATTAGCAGAATATTATCTAAAAAACTACTTTGAAGGTTCTGAAGAAGCTGCAAAAGAACTTCCGCTAGAGCATTTCATTTGCAATAAAACATATACTCGCCAAATAACGCTGCCCAAAGATATAATCTTAACTGGCAAAGTTCATAATTTCGATCACACTAGCATTTTGTCTAAAGGCGAAGTAACAATTATGACTGATGAAGGAGTCACTCGCATAAAAGCCCCTGCAACATGGATTTCAAAAGCAGGCACAAAGCGTTTAATTTATGTTCATGAAGAAACAATATGGGCTACAATTCACCAAAGCGAGCATACTATTGTTGAAGATTTGGAAAAAGAGCTAGTGCATGAAAGCGATTTATCTTGGATTAATAAACCAATTTTATTAGGAGCTTAGAATGACTTTTGCAGCAGTAGCCATAGGCGGCGCAGGATTGATGGCTGGAGGAATGGCAACTCAAGGATATTTTGCTAATAAATCATCAAAAAGAGCAGCCAGAGCCAATGCTAATGCAATGGAT